GGGTATGGGTGGAGGCGCCACTAAAGACATGGGCGCAGACACTGCACGAGCTGGAGGCTGGTATCCCGCAGGCGGGCCGCGAACGGGTCGCGCTTGACCGCAGGACGCTCATGGGCGGGTTCTGCCGCTTCCATGGTACCGAAGCACAGGAAAAGGCTGCGGCCCGGTTTAAGGCCATCTATGAGCGCAGCCAGGTTGGCGGGGCAAAGGCAGTAGATCCATCTCGCGAGCCCGTCGATGGCGGCGGCATCAACCCGGAGTCGGTGATTGAGATCGGGGCAGATGCACGCTCGGCCTACAATCGGCTGTTCAACCACTTCGGCCGCGATGACATGCGCCGGCTTGAGTTCGTCATCATCGGCGACCATGGTCCAACTGCCTACGCGCGCTGGCGCTATCGTGACCGGGCGCCTGATGGCAGGGCAATTGGCAGGGCTTCTGTGGAGCTTCGTGGCCTAGTGGACGTGCTGGCTGTGCGTCTTGGATATCAGAACCTGAAGTGCGCTTGACATCTGCCGTGAATTTGGCGACAAAAGCGCATAGTCGCTTCGTGTGACTGATTTGCGGCCCCGTGGTTTGACCTCCTGCGGGGCCTTTTTGATTCGACCGGGTATGAGCGTTGAGCCGCAGGGGACGTGCGGCTAATCCTACAGCTTCGCTCCATAAGCGGCATCCCCACGGCCCGGAACTACAACAATGCCAGCCACGCTTCGGCGCACCTGGTGGGCTACTCCCACGGCTCCAAACGATGGAACAGAGCCCGACAGGCCAGCGCGGTTCGCAAATCGGCGCCGCGCTGCTTCATCTCGACAACGGTATTTGCAGAGACGCCAAGCAGACGAGCCGCAGCAGCGTCGGAGCGGGCAAGGTTCGCGTCTTTCATTGCGTCGAGCCATTCGATGAATTGAACTGCTGTCATGCGGCGCTGTCCTCTGCCTCGCCTCTGGCTCGCCGCAACGCTTTCTCGGCCTGCCGGATTGAGATGGTGAAAGCCGGGCCAGAGAGACGTGGGTTCTCGGACCTGAGTTTAAGCAGCTCGAGGCAGTTCTCAAGGGCCCAATAGAGTTGCTGGTCGACGGTAGGCAGGGGGCCGCTCATGCGGCTTCCCTCCGTTCAGCGGCTAGACGAGCGGCGATCTTCTCGGCGCCGCGGCGGGTCGGGTGGGTGGTGAATACGTCGCCATCGACAAGAACCTCGAAGCGGTCTTCGCCAGCGCGGACATTGGTGCGTTCGTTGGTGGTGATGCGCATTCGCCGTCTCCGTTGTTGATGGCTTCATCCTACAACTTTCTTGGATGATGTCAACAACTAAATTGGATGAAACAGCGGCAGGATATCCAAGTTCGGCCCGCCAGTATCCCCCTATACCAGAGCAGGCAGAGCGCCATGGCTGAACGAGGCAGACAGCCCGGCTTTCGCATGTCGAACGAGCACCGGGTTAAAATCCAGAACAGCAACATCCTCAACGCGCTTATTGAGCACGTGGAAGGAAAGCGAGACATGAGCGCCACACAGGTGAGCGCCGGCCTCGGATTGCTGAAGAAGATCATGCCGGATCTCGCCGCAACGGCCGACATGGGCGACACAGGCGAACTGACCCCGGTCAACAGGATGACGGATGAAGAGCTTGAGGCCATCGCCGCAGGCCGCAGCGCTCGAACTGCTGCGCCGCCGGAAAGCCCGCACAAGCTTAACTGAGTATGCTCGCTACATCGAAGTCCCCGGCGCTCCAGTAGAGGCGCAGGACGAGGACAGCGACAAAGCCGAGCGGCGAGCTGAGACAGTCCTTGCGGCACACCATGTGCTTGCATTGGACGCCTGCCAACGCTGCATCGAAGCGCCAAACGGCCGGCTGATGCTGTTCATGCCTCCAGGCAGCGCCAAGAGCACGTATGGCTCGGTGGTTGTTCCTAGCTGGGTAATGGGCAGGACGCCGGGCTACCGCATGATTGGCGTCAGCTATGCAAGCGACCTTGCCCGCAAGCTTGGGCGTAGGACACGCAGCATCGTAAGGCAGGACGCGTACAAGAGGCTGTTCGGCACCGAGATCAGCCAAGACAGCAGCGCTGCGGATGAATGGGCGCTTGAGAACGGCTCCGAGTACATGTCGGGCGGCTTGCTCTCCGGCATCACCGGCAACCGTGCTGACCTCGTGGTGGTGGATGACCCGGTGAAGGGCAGGCAAGACGCCGAGTCAGAGGTGATCCGCAAGCGGACCATTGAAGCCTTTGACGATGATGTGCGCACCCGTCTCAAGCCTGGCGGATCGGTGATCATCATCCAGACTCGCTGGCATGAAGAAGATCTAGCTGGGTCAATCTTGCCGATCGGCTATGACGGCGAGAGCGGAGTTATCCGCTGCAGGGACGACGCCGATTGGGAAGTGATCTGCCTGCCCGCAATGGCCGAGCGCAGTGACGACCCGCTAGGGCGGCAGCCAGGTGAGTATCTGTGGCCGGAGTGGTTCCCTCGCAATCACTGGGCGCAATTCGAGCGGAAGCCGCGCACCTGGGCCAGCCTGTACCAGCAGCGGCCGGCGCCAGAGGAAGGCGACCTGTTCCGCCGCGAGTGGCTGCGGCCGTATGAGAACCCGCCGGAGCGCTCGACGCTCACTGTGTACGGTGGCTCAGACTACGCGGTCACGGCAGACGGTGGCGACTATACCGTTCACGTCGTGGTTGGCATCGACGCCGATGGGCGGCTGTGGCTGCTGGACCTGTGGCGCGGCCAAACAGCCAGCGACGTGTGGATCGAAGAGTTCTGCAACTTAGTCCTCAAATGGAAGCCGATGGGCTGGGCAGAGGAGACGGGGCAGATCAAGGCCTCGCTTGGCCCGTTCATCACCCGCAGGCAGCGGGAGCGCCGGGCATACGTAGCTCGAGAGACGTTCCCGACCCGTGGCGACAAGGCAATTCGGGCCCAATCGATCCGAGGCCGCATGGCGCTTGATGGGCTGTATGTGCCAGCCAATGCGCCGTGGCTAGAACAACTGATCGCGGAACTGCTGACGTTCCCGACCGGGCGCAATGATGATCAGGTCGACGCTCTGGGCCTGGTCGGTCAGTTGCTCGACAAGATGTTCAAGAACAAGCCCGAAGAGCCAGAGAAGCCAGCGCTTCGCACCGAGTACCGTGCCTCACGTAGCTCAGAGACGCCGGATGATTGGAAGGTCGCTTGATATGGTCTACTGCAATCAACTCCTTTCAGCCAAAGAGCTAATCCAGCGAAACATCAAGAACCTCGAGGATGAGGCTGAAGAGAACGACCGCGAGGCCACCGCGCTAGAAAAGCAAGCCGCTAAGGCGCGGCAGAGAGCAGCCGAGGTCCGTGCACACATCAAGGCGCTCGTTCTCGCTGCCGATCGGGCCGACGCATGAACACCGGCTACACCGCTGGCTCAAACACCGCAGCCGGAACTGGTTCGACGGGCGAAAGCGGGATGCATGCACGCCGCAAGCGTGAGTATCTCGACTATCTCGGCGGCAAGAACGAAGAGATCAAGGAACAGAAGCAGTCCCGCGCCTACTACCATGGTGCACACTGGACCGACGAGCAGGTTCGCGCCTTCAACAAGCGCAAGCAGCCTGTGGTCACGTACAACCGCGTAGGGCGCAAGATCAACGCCATCGTGGGGCTGCTGGAGCGCCAGAAGCAGGATCCTCGCGGCTTCCCTCGCACCCCGCAGCACGAAGAAGGCGCCGAGCTTGCAACCGCAGTCCTGCGCTATGTGTGCGACCAGCAGAAGTGGGCGGCAATCTCCCCGCTGTGCGGCATGCAGGGCGCGGTCGATGGCATCGCCGGGGTTGAGCTTACCATTGAGGCTGGCGACCGCGGTGACCCTGAAATCGGGCTCAACGACGTTGATGCCGCCTCGTTCTTCTATGACCCTCGCTCACTGAAAGAGGATTTTTCTGACGCTCGCTACATGGGTGTTGGCAAATGGATGGACCTCGATGCTGCCATTGAGATGGCTGAGGTGATGTTTTCCGACGACCCGGAAAAGCTCGAGCGCATCACTCAGGAGCTTCGTGACTCGGTCGACAGCGGTTACGACCTGACCAGCGACCCAGCGTCAGACAACAAGTGGGTGAGCACCGAGGCCGGCACGAAGCGGCTGCGTTTGGTCGACCACTGGTATATCAAGGGCGGCAAGTGGCACTGGTGCCTCTACACTGGCGCGGTGCTGCTTGATGAGGGCCCGAGCTATCTCACCGACGAGATGGGCAAGACCATCTGCCGCTACATCATGTACTCGGCCAACGTCGATCAGGATGGGGACCGGTACGGCTTCATCCGCAACATGCGTTCGGCACAGGACGAGATCAACATGCGCCGGTCGAAAGGCCTGCACCTGCTGAACTCGCGTCGGATGATCATCGAGGACGGTGCTGGTCTTGAGGTGGAGAAGGTTCGCACCGAGGCAGCTCGGCCCGATGGCGTGATTGTCTATCCGGCCCAGACGGCTAAGCCAGAGTTCGATGACAGCGCCAAGAACGCCGAGCTAACCGGTCAGGTGGCATTCCTTGAGGACGCCAAACAGGAAATCGAGAACTACGGCTTCAACCCGGCTCTGATGGGCACTGGCGTGCAGGACATGTCAGGCCGTGCCATCCAGATGCTGCAGCAGGCCGGCATTGCCGAACTCGGGCCGTATCTCCTGGCGTTCAAAGGCTGGAAGCTCAGGGTATATCGCGCGATCTGGAACGCGGTCCGCCAGCATTGGACCTCAGAGCGCTGGATCCGCGTTACTGACGACGAGAACGTGGCGCAGTTCGTCGGCATCAATCAGCCTGCCGTCGATGAGTACGGGCAGCCGATGCTGAAGCCTGATGGCACACCCGCACTGCAGAATGCCATTGGCGAGCTTGATGTGGACGTGATCCTCGATGAGGGCCCGGATACGATCAACGCCCAGCAGGACACCAACGAGACGCTGAAGCAAATCCTGCCGGCTGTGGCTCCGATGCTCACGCCGCAATTGGCACAGGCCGCGCTCAAACTGCTGATTTCGACCTCGGCGCTGCCAGCGTCGGCCAAAAAGACGTTCAGCGATGCGGAGCAGGCCGCACAGCAGCCCAACCCGCAGGCACAGGCAGCGCAGCAGTTGCAGATGCGCAATGCCGTGGCTGAGGTGGCTGAGACTGAAGCCAGCGCCAAGCTCAAGGAAGCGCAGGCCATGAAGGCCGCTGCCGAAGCCCAGACCGCAGCGCAGGGCGAGGACCCACGCGTTCCAATGATGGAAGCTGCGAACCGGGAACGGGAAAGCCAGATCAAGCTGACCACGATCGCCGCCAAGGCGCGTGCCGATGAGATCAGCGGCGGGCTCAAGATCGAAGGCCAGCGTCTCGATAACGCCGGCAAGCTGATTGACCTCCAACGGCAGCGCGAAACGCCTGCACCCCAGCCTCAAGGAGCCTGATAGATGGCAACACAAGGATCCCCGGCGGCAGGAGTGTTTGCCGATGATGTTCGCGCGTGGCTGATTGGCGCCAATGGGACAGGCGGCGCCAGTGTCGCCAACCCAATACCGACCGCCCCTGTATCCGGCGGGGCTGTGGTTGGCCCAACGAACCCGATGCCGGTCGCTGGGCAGGCCTACAGCGCCTCGGCAACCTTCACGCCAGCTGCTTCCGCGCATACTGCTCCCGCCTGCAACGGCGCGGCTCAGTCGATAGCCCTCGGGGCCATCAGCGCCAGCCGCATCATGATCACGTCCGCATCTCTTGAGATCGACGGCGCTACGGCAGAGGTCACGGCTTGGCGGCTCTATCTCTACAGCGTCACGCCCCCGTCAGCCCTGACCGATACCACAACTTTTGACGTGCCCGCTGGCGATCGAGCGTCCTACCTCGGGTATGTGGACCTGGGCACAGCAGTCGACCTAGGTTCGACCCAGTGGGTCGAAACCAACATCATCAACAAGCAGGTGAAACTCGCGGGCACTGGCCTGTTCGGCTATCTCGTGAACCTGACGACGCTGACGCCGGCCGCTGTCGCCCACATCGTAACCTTGCACGCCGTGGGGCTCTGATGCTCGGCTCCACGCTGGCTGTTCTGTTCAGCGCCCGTCCGGATCTACTGACAAACGGCAATTTCGACGCAGGGTCAGCCGCATGGTCCGTCATCAACGCCGATGTGACGCACATTGTCACGTTTGCCGGCGGGACGCTCCGGTTCCAGTCTGATACGACAAGCCCAGCGCTGACCGTGGAGCAGGCTGCGGGGCTCGTCGTCGGTGGGCGCTATGCGATAGAGACCTGGTGCAGCAGCTACACATCGGGGTCGATCAAGAACGACAACGCGCTCGGCGCCGTCCCGATCGCAGATGGGCCAGGGTACAAAAAGGCGTTCATCATCGCGAATTCGATGTTCTTCAACTTCACGCGCAATAGCACGAACGTGGATCTAACACTCGACAGAATAAAGGTTACGGCTGCTTGAGTGTGGCGTGCTTCGTCTGTTAGTCTAGGCGGACCGAGAGGGTGCTACCAACACCACTCCCGGCCCTGACCAAACCGATGTTGTGGAGCAACACCGACATGGCTAACAGCCGCTATAGGCGATTCCTCGCCGCAATTCTCGTATCCGTGCTGACCTTTCCCGCGCTCGCTGCTGGCGTCGCGGTGCGACAGCTACCCGACACGCCGCGCAACCAGCAAATGACGCGCGCCGACATGCTCGCCAACAAGGGCTATTATCCGCAGTCCTGCGAGGGACGGAAGGTCTGCACCTTCACCGGCCCTGGTGGCGAAGTCTGGGTGTGGGAGGGTTACGCCCGCGCCATGCTGATGGAAGGCAAGACGCTGCTGTTCAAGGGCAAGTGCCAGAGCGCCTGCTACCTGGCATACCTCGAGGCGGTGAAGATCGATGCCGACCGGGTGCGGGTGGCGCCTGGCACCGTGTTTTACAAGCACAAACCCTACCTGCTGCGCCAATGAGGAAGCTCTGGGACTGGTTCACTAACTGGCTCGACCGCGTGCCGGCGAGTTGGGGCATCACCGCTCTCCTGCTGATCGCCGTGCTGATGTGGCTCGGCATCCTCAAGCTGTTCGGCATCTAACCGTAACGACACACAAGTTTCCAAGGCTCGCTCCGGTGGGCCTTTTTCGTGCCTACCCCTCGCCTGGGGACCATCGGGCGTTTCGCATGGCCAAGCTGCAAGAGCCGGGCTTCACCTCCCTCATGGTGAGCATCGCCGCCGGATAATTCGGGCGTTTCCGTAGCTCCTTACGACATTGGAGAAGACTGATGGCAGACGACGACGAGTCGCTGGACGAGATCCTTTCGACCCCGATTAAGCCGGTGGCGGAAGTAGAAACTGAGGTTGAACAGCCTTCTGAACCTGTTCGCGATGAACATGGCCGCTTCGCACCCAAGCCGGGCGACGAAGAGCCGGAAGTCACCGAGGAACAGCCAGAGGCAGAGCCTGAGGCCGAAACCGAAGAGCACAACGCCCCAGTGGCGGCTGTGATCGCGGAACGGCGCAAGGCGCAGGCAGAGCGGGAACGAGCCGACAAGCTCGAAGCCAGCATTGCCGAACTGCGTGGCCAGATCAGTGTGTTGACGCAACAGCGCACGGCCCCGCCGCAACCCCAGCCAGAGCCCGTAAAGCCCCCCGACTTCTGGGACGATCCCAGCAAGTACGTGGAGCACGCGCTCACCCCGGTCCAGCAGCAGATTGCCCAGATGACCTATCGGGCGTCCCGAGCCGAAGCTCTTGCCGAATACGGCAAGGAAACGGTGACGGCAGCCCAGGCGGCTCTCGAGCAAGCTGCGAAAAGCGGCCAGATCGACGGCGCGGCAGTGGCAGATACCCTGCGCAAGTCGGCCGATCCGGTTGGAGATATCGTTCGGTGGCACCAGAACCGTCCTGAGGTTCAGCAAGCCACCCTGCGGGAAACCCTCCGCGCTGAACTCATGGCCGAGTTTGGGATCGACCCGAACAAGCCAGCCCAACCGTCCACGCCATCGCCACAGAAACCCCTCGTCAAGATGCCGCCGTCGCTCAGCCGGATCCCTGCGGGTCATTCCGCACCGGAACGCGACGAGAGCCTTGACGAAGTCCTCAGCGCGCCTCGCCGCCGAGCCTGAGTGCCGGCCGAGGGGCTAACCCTCAAGGATCATTCCGATGGCTTTGACCACCGTAGACACCAACAA